CGAGGCAACCAAAAATCTTCAAGCATACTCATTGTTTTTCGATCATCACTGATTTCACCTGAAGTTGCATCATAAACAAGTTTATTTCTATACTTGCTCATAATACCTTGAACATATTCTTCAGCTTTACCTTTAGGAAGGTTACCTACATCAATGTAGAAGATCCTTCTTTCTGGTGCTCTAGAAATCCTGTAAATAACAAGAGAGTCTTCCATGATCCTCAACTGGTTGACCAACTTTATACTCTTGTGAAGATAAGAAATTGAGAACTTTCCATATTCGTCAAGCATACCACTTGGTGCATAAACTACGCTATTTGGATCGATCTTGAGAGCATTGTTTTTTACGTTTCCACCACTTCCACCACTCTCACTATAAAGGTAATACTCACTACTCACTGAAGTAGTTTCAACTCCAGTCTGCCTGTCAAGCTTCCTCTTTACTTCTTTGACTTTTTTAATATTAAGAGGGTCAATCATCCTAACCTCTTGTATACCAGCCTTTAAGTTATTCTCATCAACTAGCAAGTGGTAATACAACTTACCATCGATATACCATCTTCTGAAAATATCGTGGCCCGAAAAATTAAAATCTAGCATTTTCAAGATCGAATCAAACTCAATCTTTATGCTCTTTTTGATCTTGTCTGGAAGATCAACATCATCTAAAACCAAACTTACTGCACTTCCGCTATCAGCTACTATCGCTTGGTTTAGGATATCGTTTATTGCAATATCACACTCGGGTTGAGCTGCAGCTTGACGATATTTCTTTATTAAATCCTTCTCACTACCAGTAGAGTGAGTATCTAAATCTAAAATTTGAGTATTAAAACCTGCACCGCCACCAACTGAATTAACATAAGATGTTCCCTCAGAATCCATAGGGTTGGCGAACGACTTTAACTCGGGCACTGTTTTTTCAGATTCACCCGAGTTGATCTTTTTACTTATTTCATATCCAAATAGATTCATGTAATTATATATAAGAGTTTCACTATGGGATTTTTAGGCCCCATAGTGAAACTTTGTTTGTTTTGAGTTTTTTAGCTTGTTGTATTTGAAGTCCAGTATTGGAAACTCATCTCTACTGTAAACTCTTCAACTGCATCGTTTGCGTCATATGACAACTCGATTGCACTTACGTTTGTAGGATAAGCATCAATAAGCTTGTATGCTTTAGTTGGAACTTCACTTCCAGAGCGATCAAGTTGGTAAATTTCAACATCAGCATAGTAGGCAAGCGGGTTACCAGTTGTTGAGTATGCTGAAGTATTACCTTCGTGTGCGCTAATTGCATTCATCCATTTTTCGAATTCATTACGAATCACCATGTTACCATCATTGATAACTGTGAATGTCATTGGTTCGAATGTACGATCACCTGCAACTTTAATTTGACGACCTCTATAAGGAACATCAATGTTTGCAATTACACTGGCTGGGAGAGACGCTCCCTTGATCATGAATGAACTAAGTTCAGTCAGTGACTTATTATCACCAGGAAAATTAACGATTGCCTTGAACAAGTTTGCTCTAGAACCTCCGCCAAAGTTTGCTTTAAAATCAGATATATTAGACATATTTTTCTATTTTGTTAATGATTGTTAATACTATTTATAACTACTCTCCAATGATTTCGTCAAAGCTAACACCAGTTCTAGTTGCAATGAAGTTCAATGAGATGAAGTTAATGCTACGAGAAGGCTTAATGTAGATATCAGCAACGAAACGATTTCCATCGATGACATCACCAGTGTTGTTAGTTTCGTCACAAATAACTTTGAAGTCAGTGATTCCACGGCGACCTTGAACATCTCTCAAGTATGGCTCAACAGCATTTCTGAATGTAGAACGTGTGAAGTCATCATTGAGTTCGAACAACTGGAACTTAGAAGCTGTTGCAATTGCCTTTTCAATAGTCGTGAATAGTCTACGAACATTGATACGATCAAATGCAGAGGGCTTAGTAAGACCAGTCTTATCACCGAATAATACGATACCTTGACCTGGGAAACTTACAACAGGGTTAACACGCTTTGAATAAAGTTCATCACGGGATACTTGATCTGGGTTGTATGCCAACTTAGTTACACCGAGAACATTGCCTCTTGTGTATCCAGCAGGTGAGAACCAAGGGTCTGCAACATCATCAGTTCCAGCACAAAGACCAGCCATGTGACCTGAAAGTGGAATCCAAACATAACCATCACGATACTTGTTGTAAACGTAAGCAGGTGAACTATCAAAGAATATGTAACTACTTGAAGAAATAGAACTGAACTTTTCTAGTATTGCTGTCTTCTTGTCACTTTCACTTGTCTTATTGACAATATCAAGTGGAGAAGAGATGAATGCAATAGAGTCTTTACGAGCATTTGCGATTTCTACCAACTTATTGTCAACTGTTTGTGTTGCTGAACCAACGTAAGTCGATCCATCAGAAAAGTTTTGAGCAAAAATTAGGTTAATGTCAATCTTGATTGCATCATCGAAGAAAGTCAAAGCAGTCTCAACAGGACCAGCACTTGTCATTGTTCCTACAGCACCACCAGTGAGGGTAAATCCGTCACTTGTGAATCCGTTAGAAAGAGTCGTGCTATCCTCATCGAGAATAGTTGGAGTTGCTTCAGGTGAAAGCCAGATGTATGAAGAGTTGTTATTGATAACAGTAACAAAGTAGTTACTATCACCGTATTCACTCTTAGCGTTTTGAGCTGTAGATAAACCAGCATGAACTTCTAGGATTGCTCCTTTAGTTCCTGTGATTTTTCCAGAAGCGTCTACAACCACTACGTGAACCTCATCGTTAATTCCAGCACCAGATGTTGTTGCTCCAAAAACAGTATCATCGGGCTCATATGGTAGTGCTCCTGATACGTTTGCAGGTAAAGCGGGTGAGTCAGTGAGAACTGCGGAGTCTACGATATAAGTTTTGATGCTATTACCAAGTTCTCCAACATAACGAGCGATGACATCAGCTCCGTCAGTTTGAAGACCTCCAGCATTAAGCTCAAGCTCATCTCTATTTGAAATTGTGAAGTTTGCTTCGGGTGATCCATCTCCAGATGTTGCGTTATACGCATCAGTTGGAATAGCCCGAGAAACTTTAAGATTGTTTCCATACTTCAAGAAACTAGCTGCAGTGAAGAATGATACTTCAGCGGAGTCTTCCTTTTCAGGTGCTCCAAATACTTGTGCTAGTTCTTTCTCAGAGGATACTGTGACTACTTCGCCAGCAGGTCCCCAATTAAAATATCCAGCATACGCCCCTACGCTAGTAGAGAGAGCTGGAATGATGTTTGTCAAGTCAATTTCATTGACCTCGACGCCAGGTGATACTAAAAATCCCATTTGTTTATTTCCTTTCGGTTAGTTTATATTTTGATAATAAGTTAAGCATAATAAGGTGTAATCTCAATGCGTTTATTTATAAAAACGAGATTTTCATTAAGACCCCAGATTAGACCATGATTTAGCATTCTCAACTAATTGCTCATGATGGTTCGAATTATTACCCAATCCATTATCCATAAAGCCGAATGGTGGAAGATCTTCTTCCATCTGCATAAGTTTCTCCTTATAAAGAAGTTCTCTGAGTTCAGTATTAGACATACTTTGAAAAACATCAGTACTCACAAACCAAGCAAAAAGAACAAAATTCATAACACTGTCATCGTGGTTACCTTGTGTAGCTGCGTAACTTTTACCCTTTGGTGCAAATGAACTGAGTTCTAAAATAGTATCTGGATCAACAATCAAAATCTGATTATCTTCAAGTAAATCTTTAAGGTTAGAACAACCTATTCTCTTGACCTTGGTAGACATTGTAACTCCAATACCATTACTCTTCACTGAACTTGTTGTGAAAGTATTGTCATATTCGTGATCATAGTAAACACTATTACACACAACCTGACCAACATCATTGTTCTCTATCACAACTAAAGCGCTGTTGTATATCTTAGCAGCTCTAATAATGAAATCTGGAAACAATAGTGGAGATACTGTGTTCTCTCTATAAGTTGCTACTTGCTCAAATGGTGATGAACTAACATCAATCACACTAAACGTACTATAATCTTGACCTCTGCCCTTAGAAACATCTGCACATAATACATATTCATGACCAACCATCGGCTCTTTATAGAACTTAATATCATATTGCTGTTTAATAGGATTCCCACTAGTTAAACCTAGAAGAATATTAGCATCGATTAGAGTCTGACTTGAACCCAGGAAATCACACTCAAATTCCTGCTTGAATTGTGCCTCACTTGTGTTTGCTATAGTTTGCTTTCTCCACTCATCATCTCTACCTGGAACATCTCTCCAACCAATTGAAAATGGTTTGAATTCATTAGCATTTTGCTGAGATCCTTCCCAGATCTTATAAAACATATTTCCAATTCCATTTGGAGTGCTCGTTATAATAACTTTAGTATCTTTACCAGAAGAAATTACTGGATATGTACTTGTGTAAAACTCATCAGCATCATTAACAAAGGCAAACTCATCAAGCATTAAAACGTGAATTGCCAAACCTCGAATACTACTTGAACTAGTCGCAGCTGCAATAACTTCACTATTGTTGCTAAAAACGATGTTACCCTTGTTTAGAGTTTTACATCCAGGTTGAAGGAAAAAAGGTAGATGCTCAAGCATGAGTGTGAGTCTAGCTAACATCTCTCTAGCAGTCGACCCCTTGTTCGCCAGTATAGCAACTTTCTTGTCTGGATTAAAAACTAAGTAATGCAAAAGATATGCTACTGATGTTATGCTCTTACCACTTTGTCTACAGGCCTTTACAACAGAGAAACGATTCTTCTCATAGTGATCAACAAGATCTTCTTGATAACCTCTTAATTTAAATGGGGCTAAACCATCATCAAGTGATATGACTTTAACATAATTTTCACAGAAATATGATATGTTATTCATGCACATAGCATATTCCCTAACCTCTTCAGCTGTGAAATTCTGCTGAACAGAATCATCCTTAACTAAAGAGTTACCATTGTAACCATTATTTTCACTCATTATTATTCTACATCAATGACATCATCTTCTTTTTTTGATAACAACTTTTGTAGGTCAGTTGTAGTTCCACTAAAGATAACGTTATTTGTCGTATTAGACTTATTAGATTTTTCCTCATCATCCTTAAGAAGTTTCTTTCTTTTCTGAGTTAAATCTAATAACTGATTATTCATATCAGAAGCATTTTTTATCATAGTAGTTAGAACCTCAAATGCTCTGGGGTGTTCTGCCGCAGATGCGAGTTCATGCATCAAACCAATAGCTTCATCACTAGTTCCGATAAGCTTTTTAATATTATCTCTAGCAAAATTGTAATCATCCTCACCATCATCCACAACTGATTGCGATGTTGGTAATTTCAACTCCTCGACCTTGGATATTTCTTGCTTACTTTCTTTTGGCAAGTTACTCTCTAAGCTCTTTAGGATATCAGATTTTTTTTCAGGATCAAATGCCATGATAATTAAGTTATTTTTTCATACTCCAAATATGTGAAGTCATCTGAATACATTTCATTGATATTAGAAACACACTCATCAGTCAACTCTTCAGACCAGTTCTTATCTGGTCTTAGAACACTTTCATTTTTATGTTCTATGGGTAAAAAATTATGAGTATCAGCAAAGGATTGCCAATCTTCGTTTATAGATTCATATCTAAACATACGAGAGATCTTACTTGAAACACCCATACCATCAGCTTCGTTTATAAAAGATACTTGTGGTCTAAAATAACAAAGAACTGGATGCGAGAGCATTTCTTTCTTGTTACTATAAACATGATTCCAGAAAGAACTTACATCTTCTGTCTGACTGAGAGGACTGTAAGGTGAATCCTTATGCAAATTTTTAAGATAATAATAAGTGCTAACAGCCCTATCATACGGGTTTCTAACGCAAGTAAAAATATCACCTGAATTTGACTCTTCATCTGATAAGTCCTGTAGCCGAGCATGTCTTCTACCACTTATCGGTTTTACTTTTGAAGCATAAATTATACTTTGCCCCGCAGTTTTAGGTATGTGAATGAATATCATTTTTTTAAGTAATCGTCCAAGTGTAAGGTGTAGTGTTACCGAAGATATAGACATTGTATGTTCCTCTAGGATCACAAGGATCTGTGCTTCCATCTAATGCATTTGCTGACCTAGCAAGGCATTGTGTTCCTGCAGTTATAAGCCACTCATTAGAAGCATCATCCCATTGTATATACGCATACAAGAGACTGTCTTCATAACCATAATAATAATAATTACCACTACACTCAGTTATTTCCTCAAATGAGTAATTACCAGTTTCCGTTCTCTGTATGGTAGTTGACCTTGGACTACTACCACCATAAGCCCCATCAATATCCCAATTGAGTGTTATTGATTCTGGATTACAGAATTGTGATGGAGAATCGTCAACTGGAGAAT